TACGAAAGAATCGACAAAGACGACGCATACGACGACAAGGGCCGATGGCTCTACATGAATTGGCACCAAATCAGCGCATACGGCGACGCGCAGCGCAAGGACCGGATCTGGGACGTGATTTGCCACCGGGGATCCTACGGCTACGAAGAAGGCAAGCTGGAGCTCATGGGCCGGATCGTGCCGGATAACCACGAAGACAGCGTGGCGGGCTTTCTGACGGCCGAAGAAGTGATCCAGAGGATCGAAGACTGGGAGGCGGCACATGAAACAGCCTGACCTTTACATGCTGGCCCTGGCGGCCTACGAGGCCATCCGCAGGGCGCAGGAAGACGAGAGGAACGCGGACACCGATCCGCCGACCATACAACACGAAAGGAGACCACAAGCATGAAGATCAAGATCGAGTTCGACAGCCTGGAGGAGATGCTCCGGCACGTCAACCTGGCCGGAGGGATCACCACGACCTTCACCGACTTTTCGCCGGAGGAGATCGAGCGGATCCAGAAGGACCTGGAGAAGCAGACAGCCGCGGAGGAGCCCACGGAGACGAACGAGAGCGCTCCGGAGCGGAAGCCGGCAAAGAAGGACACGCCGGAAGCAAAAGCCCCGGAGAAGGCCACAGAGAGCCCCACAGAGGGCAAGACCCCGACGGAGGAGGACCGGGTGAGCGTCCGGAAGGCCCTGGCCAAGCTCAACAAGCTGACAGGGAAGAACGTGGCCCGGGAGATCCTGGAGGACATGGGCTACGACAAGCTCACCGAGGTGCCCCTGGAGCGACTGGCCGAGCTGATGGAGAAGGCGAAGGAGGCATACCATGCCGAGTAAGCACGCAAGGCTCAGCCCGTCGAGTGCGGACCGGTGGCTACACTGCCCCGGCTGCATCGCCCTGAGCGAACAGTGCCCGGATCCCGGCTCCAGCGCCTACGCCGACGCCGGAACGGTCGCTCACAGCCTGGGCGAGCTCAAGCTCCGGCAGATGATCCACGAGATCGACGCCAAGACCTTCCGGAAGGAGTACAAGGCCATCCAGGCGTCGGAGTTCTACAGCGGGGAGATGGAGGAGGCGACAGACTTCTACCTGACCCAGGTGGCCGAAGCGCTCAGCGCCGCCGGTGACGACGCGGAGCTGATGATCGAGCAGCAGTTCACCCTGGACGAGTGGGTGCCGGAGAGCTTCGGCACGTCCGACGCGGTGGTCATTGACGCTTATGGCTGCCTGCACGTCTTCGACCTGAAGTACGGCCAGGGGATCCGGGTGGAGGCAGAGAACAACCCCCAGCTCCGGTTGTACGGCCTGGGCGCCCTGAGCCTGTTCGGGGAGCTGTACGAGATCGACACCGTGACGGTGACCATCGTGCAGCCACGTCTGGACCACGTGGCAAGCGAGACGCTGGCCGTGGACGAGCTCCTGACCTGGGCGGAGACCTACGTCAAGCCCAGAGCGAAAGCGGCGGCGGAGGGCACGGAGGAGCGCGAGAGCGGCTACTGGTGCCGCTGGTGCCCGGCAAATGCTCTCTGCAGGACCAGAGCCCAGGAGGCGCTCAGCGTCGCCCGGGACGACTTCCGGGAGCCGGGTCTGCTCTCCGAGGAGGAGATCGCCGACGTACTCAGGTCGGCCGAGAACGTCAAGCGCTGGGTGGACGACGTCCAGGCCTACGCCCTGGCCCAGGCGCTGGACGGGCAGCAGTATAAAGGCTGGAAGCTGGTGGAGGGCAGGAGCGTGCGGAAGTACGCCGACGAGCTAAAGGTCGCCGAGGCGCTCAAGGGCGCAGGCTTCGACGAGGCCCTGCTCTACGAGCGCAAGCTCTACGGCATCACAGCCATGGAGAAGATCGTCGGCAAGAAGAAGCTGGCGGAGACCCTGGGCGAGCTCCTGATCAAGCCGCCCGGCAAGCCGGTCCTGGTGCCGGAGACAGACAAGCGGGAAGCAATCAGCAGCGCGGACGCCGCGCGGGCTGACTTCAAATAAAAATCTTAGGAGGAAAAACAATGAGTACAAAAGTTATCACCGGAAAGGTCAGATTCAGCTACGTGAACATCTTCAAGAGCTGCGCCTTAAGAGAGGGACAGGACGCCAAGTACAGCCTCTGCGTGCTGATCCCAAAAGAGGACAAGGCGACCCTAAAGAAGATCAAGGCTGCCATCGACAAGGCCGTCAGCGAGGGCATCAGCTCCAAGTGGAAGGGCAAGAAGCCCGCCAACCTGAAGCTCCCGCTCCGTGACGGAGACGAGGAGAGAGCCGACGAGGCTGCCGAGTACGAGGACATGTACTTCCTGAACGCCACCAGCACCCAGAAGCCCGGGATCGTGGACAAGGACCTCAACGAGATCCTGGACCCCGACGAGGTGTACAGCGGATGCTGGGGCCGCGTCTCCCTGAACTTCTATCCCTTCGACATGTCCGGCAACCGGGGGGTGGGCGTCGGCCTGAACAACGTCCAGAAGCTCAAGGACGGCGAGCGACTGGGCGGCGCCAGAGCCTCCGCCAAGAGCGACTTCGGCGACGACTTCGAGGACTACGACGAGGACGACGACGACGATCTGCCGTTTTAAGGGAGGGCCGACAAATGCGCAAGACCATGGCCGTGGATATCGAGACCTACAGCTCCGTAGACCTGCCCTCCGCCGGCGTCTACGCCTACACCGAGGCCCCGGACTTCGAGATCCTGCTGATCGCCTTCCGGTTCAACGATGACCCGGCGGGTATGGTCCGGCAAATCGATTGCACACGGGTCAGCGATACACCGGAGGACGCCCTCAACCGTGCGGAGTTCTTCAATGCCCTGACGGATCCGGCGATCGTCAAGACCGCCTTCAACGCGGCCTTCGAGCGGACGTGTCTGGCCAAGTGGCTGGGCGAGCCCATGCCGCCGGAGCAGTGGCGCTGCACCATGGTCCACGCGCTGGAGCTGAGCCTGCCAGGATCCCTGGCAGGCGCCGGCATGGCGCTGGGCCTGCCGGAGGAGGAGCTGAAGGACCCGAGAGGCAAGAACCTGATCCAGTACTTCTCCAAGCCGTGCAAACCGACACGGGCAAACGGCGGCAGGACGCGGAACCTGCCGGCGCATGACCCGGACAAGTGGGAGCTGTACAAGCAGTACAACCGGCAGGACGTGATCACCGAGCAGGCCATCCTGCAGCGGCTGGAGCAGTACCCCGTGCCGGACAGTGAGCAGAAGCTCTGGGAGCTGGACCAGGCGATGAACGACCGGGGCGTGCTGGTGGACGTGGACATGGTGGCGAAGATCGTGGAGTACGACGAGAAACGTCGCCAGGAGCTCCAGGACGAAGCCAGAGCGCTCACCGGTCTGGCCAACCCCAACAGCCTGGCCCAGCTCAAAGACTGGCTGGCGCGCATGGGCGTCCCAGTGGACACGCTCCGCAAGGACGACCTGGAGCGCATGGTGAGCCAGAACCTGCCAGTGAAGGCCACCCGGGTGCTGGAGATCCGGCAGGCGCTGGGCAAGACCAGCACCGCCAAGTACGCCACCATGCTGGGCGCCGTCTGCGAGGATCACCGCCTGCGCGGGATCCTGCAATTCTACGGCGCCAACAGATCCGGACGCTGGGCGGGCCGCCTGGTACAGGTGCACAACCTGGCCAAGAACAGCCTGCCGGACCTGCAGCTGGCCAGGGAGCTGGCGAAGGCCGGAGACTTCGACACCATGCAGACCTTGTTCGGGGAGACGGCCTTCGTCTTCTCCGAGCTGGTGCGCACCGCGTTCATCGCGAGCCCAGGCAGGCGCCTGGTGGTGTCCGACTTCTCCGCCATCGAGGCCCGGGTCATCGGCTGGCTGGCCGGTGAGCAGTGGCTCCTGGACGCCTTCCGGGCCGGCAAGGACGTCTACTGCGAAACGGCCTCCCAGATGTACCACGTGCCCGTCGTCAAGCACGGCGAGAACGGACACCTGCGACAGAAGGGCAAGATCGCCGTGCTGGCCTGCATCGCGGAAGGGCAGAAGGTGCTCACGGATCGGGGCCTGATTCCGATCGAGAAAGTGACCCCGGACCTGAAGGTCTGGGACGGCATCGAGTGGGTGCGCCACGATGGCGTCATCTACAAAGGAAAGAGGGAGGTCATCAACTATGGCGGACTGGAGGCGACAGCGGACCACATCGTTTGGGCCGAGGTCGATGGGACATATCAGCCAGTACAATTCAGAAACGCCGCCGCCAGCGGAGCACGTCTCCTGCAATCCGGGGCAGGTCGGGAAGCAATACGGCTGGGTGAAGATCATCAGCCCGGAGCGGAGATACACGAAGGGCTGGTCGGAATGCTTCGTCCTGACCGAGTGCACGGGCTGCGGGCGTCAGAGCTGGACACGGCTGGCGAACCTGATGCAGGGAAAATCGAAGGGGTGCCAGAGCTGCAGCCAACGCCGAGCGGTTCCGCTGTGGCTGGATCGGAGGCTGACCGCGGCAAAGCAACGGTGCGAGAATCCAAAGGACCCGCAATACAAGAACTACGGCGCGAGGGGGATCCGCTTCGAGTTCCCCAACGTAACGGACGCGGCCCTTTACATGATCGAGACCTACGGATCGCCAACGAGAGCGCTGGAGATCGACAGGATCGACAACGACGGCAACTATGCGCCGGGGAATCTCCGGTGGGCGACGCGGAGCGAGCAGAACGCCAACAAACGAGGAAGCAAGAAATACCCGTCTACGACATCTTAAACGCGGGACCGCGGAACAGGTTCACCGTGTCCGGCGTTCTGGTTCACAACTGCGGTTACCAGGGCGGCGTGGGAGCCATGAAGGCCATGGACAAGGGCGGCAGCATCCCGGAGGAGGAGCTGCAGGGCGTGGTGGACCAGTGGCGGAAGGCCAACCCGAAGATCGTCAAGCTGTGGTACGCGGCGGAGGAGGCGGCCAAGAGAGCCATCAGCGAGCACCGGACGGTGCGGCTGCCCCGGGGCGTCGCCTTCAGCTACACCGGCGGGAACCTGTTCGTCAGGCTGCCCAGCGGCAGAAGGCTCTGCTACTGGCAGGCCCGGCTTCGGAGCAACGCGATCACAGGCAGGGAGCAGATCGTCTACAAGGGCGTCAACCAGAACACGAAGCAGTGGACAGACGTGGAGACCTACGGCGGGAAGCTTGTGGAGAATATCGTGCAGGCCACCGCCCGGGACTGCCTGGCCGCCGCCATGACGCGGGTGGCTGCTCTGGGCTACGAGATCGTGATGCACGTGCACGACGAGATGATCGTTGACGTGCCGACAGAAGACACGGACGCGCTGGCGAGAATCAACGCCTGCATGGCTGAGCCCATCGACTGGGCGCCGGGCCTGCCGCTCAAGGGCGACGGCTACGAGACGCCCTTCTACCTCAAAGACTGAGAGGGTAACACATGAACGACACAAACGTGACCAGGCTGGAGGACTACCGGCAGCAGGTGAGCTACGACGGGGAGCTGATCATCTCCGTGGGCCGGAGCCGGTACGAGACTGCCTGGAAGAATAAGAAGATCCGGTGGTCGGAGCTGCTGGCAAAGCTGGCCAGCTCCGCACGCACGCCGGAGACCCACGCGGAGTACATGAAGATGACCAAGGACCGGCAGGACCGGGTCAAGGACATCGGCGGCTTCGTGGGCGGGCATCTGATCGGCGGACACCGGAAGAACGGCAGCGTGCAGGCGCGCCAGATCGTGACGCTGGATCTGGACTTCGCTCCGGCGACGCTTTGGGAGGACCTACAGGACAGCTTCGCCATAGACGGCGCCTATGCCGTCTACAGCACCCACAAGCACACGCCGAAGACCCCGCGCTTCCGCCTGATCATCCCGCTGAACCGGCAGGTCAGCCCGGACGAGTACGAGGCCATAGCCAGGAAGCTGGCGGAGCGGGTAGGCATCGACTACTTCGACGACACCAGCTTCCAGCCCACGCGGCTGATGTACTGGCCCAGCCACAGCGCGGACGTGGAGCCCTTCTTCGACTTCTACGACGCGCCATTCACCAAGGCCGACCAGATCCTCAGCGAGTACCCAGACTGGACGGACGTCAGCTACTGGCCGGAAAGCTCCCGGATGACCGGGGTCCGGAAGAAGATGGCGGACAAGCAGGGAGACCCGACAGCCAAGAAGGGCATCGTGGGCGCCTTCTGCCGGACCTACACCGTGCCGGAGGCGATCGCCAAGTTCCTGCCGGACGTCTACCTGCCCACGGACAAGCCGGACCGCTACACCTACGCGGCGGGCAGCTCAGCGGCCGGCCTGGTGATCTACGACGGGGAGCGCTTCGCCTTCTCTAACCACGGCACAGACCCGGCCACCGGCCAGCTGTGCAACGCCTTCGACCTGGTCCGGATCCATAAGTTCGGCGACCTGGACGAAGGCTCCGAGGGGAAGAGCGGGAAAGACCTGCCGAGCTATAAGGCGCTGACCGACTACATCACACAGGAGGACAAGGAGACCAAGCTGACCATCGCCAGAGAGCGCCTGGAATCTGCGCAGGAGTTCGCAGACGAGCCGATCGAAGAAGCGCCGAAGGACTGGGCAGCTCAGCTGGACATGAACGACAAAGGCGCCTACGTGGCCAACGCGAAGAACGCCCTGCTGATCCTCCAGAACGATCCGGCCCTGCAAGGGATCGCCTTCAACGAGTTATCCAGCGCCATCGAGGTGCAGGGCGAGCTGCCCTGGTCGCGGCCGAATCGCTTCTGGCGGGACGCGGACGACGCGCAGCTGTTCGTGTACGTGTCCATCACCTACCGGGTGAATTTCCCGGACAGGATATTCCAGAAAGCCTTCACCAAGGTGGTGAGCGACCGGAGATTCAACCCGCTCCGGGATTACATCAAGGGCCTGCCGGAGTGGGACGGCATACCAAGAGCCGACACCCTGCTGGTGGACTACCTGGGCGCGGAGGACACGCCCTACGTGCGAGCCGTCACCCGGAAGACGCTCATCGGCGCGATCAAGCGCGTTCTGGAGCCCGGGTGCAAGTTCGACACCGTCCTGGTCCTGGACGGCGCGCCCGGCATCGGCAAGTCCACCCTGCTCCGGAAGCTGGGCGGGGAGTGGTTCTCCGACAGTCTGAGCCTGGCGGACACCAGAGACAAGACAGCAGCCGAGAAGCTCCAGGGCGTCTGGATCATGGAGATCGGCGAGATGCAGGGCACCCGGAAGGCAGACATCGACGTCCTGAAGGGCTTCCTCTCCCGCCAGGTGGACGAGTACCGCGCAGCCTACGGCAGGGTGGTGGAGCGCCATCCCAGGACAGCCATCATCTGCGGCACCACCAACAGCACCACCGGCTTCCTGCGGGACACCACCGGCAACCGCCGCTTCTGGCCCGTGCCGGTCGCAGGCCAAGGAGCGCTCAGCGCCTGGGACATGACCGAGGACACCCGAGGCCAGATCTGGGCGGAGGCCCTGACCTATCTGTCCGAGGGCGAGGATCCCTATCTGGATGCGGAGCTGGAGAAGGAGGCTGCCAAGGCGCAGCAGGCCGCCCTGGAGTACGACGACCGCGAAGGCGAGCTCGTCGAGTATCTGGACACCCTGCTGCCGGAGGCGTGGTACACCTGGGACGCGGACGAGCGCATGGACTTCTTCCAGAACCGCGACGCACTGGATCCGCTTCAGGAGCCCGGCAGTATGCGCAGGGACCGGGTCTGCGCCCGGGAGATCTTCTGCGAGTGCTTCGGCCGGCCAAAGAACGCATGGAAGCGACAAGACGGCTACGAGATCGCAGCCATGATGGCGAGACTGTCAGACTGGGAGCGCGTGGGCCACGAGATGGTGATCCCCGGATATGGCCACCAGCGAGTATTCACCAGAAAAAAGGGCGCATCCACAAGTTGAACTTGTGGAGATCGCCATGGACTTGTGGATGCGGCGGAGCATCCACAACGGGAGTTGTGGATTCAGTTGTGGAGGGCCTTCACCCATTGAAACACAAGGCACTATCCACAATATCCACAACTTCCACAAGAAAAAAGAGAATCTTAAATCATGACATAAACATGCGCGCACGCGTAAGAAACCGCTCATATATGCGATACACGCATATACGCGTATATAAGATGCGCACGTTTTTGTGGAGTTGTGGAAATGGACAAACGAGAGCGAGACATAGAACAGCGGCTGCGGCTGCAGATCGGGAAGATGGGCGGACTGTTTTACAAGTTCACCAGCCCCGGCAACGACGGAGTGCCGGATCGGATCGCCGTCATGCCGGGAGGCCGGATCTGGTTCGTGGAGCTGAAGGCCAAGACCGGGAGGCTGAGCGCCGTCCAGGTGCTCCAGATCCGCCGGCTGCACGATCGGGGCGCCAACGTCTTCGTGGTGTGGGGCGAGGAGGACGCAGACGAGCTGATCCGGAGACTGGGAGGTGATGCGCTTTGAGGTTTACACCGCACGAGTACCAGCGGAGAGCGATCCGCCGGGTGCTGGACCAGACCCACGTGGGCCTGCTGCTGGACATGGGCCTCGGTTAGGAAAGACCGTAATCACCCTGACCGCCATCGAGGAGCTGATGTTCGACCGGTTCGAGATCTCCCGGGTGCTGGTCATCGCGCCGAAGAGAGTGGCAGAGGACACCTGGACACGGGAGCACGCCAAGTGGGACCACCTGCGCGACCTGAAGATCGCCAAGGTGATGGGCACAGCGGCACAGCGGCGGAAGGCGCTGGCCAGTGACGCGGACATCTACGTGGTGGGCCGTGACAACGTCGTCTGGCTCACCGAGGAGGTGAAGGGCTGGCCCTTCGACATGGTGGTGATCGACGAGCTCTCCAGCTTCAAGAACCCGCAGGCGAAACGTTTCAAGGCCCTGCGGAAGGCGATCCCCAGAGCGAAGCGGGTGGTGGGCCTGACCGGCACGCCGAGCCCCAACGGGCTGATGGACCTCTGGGCGGAGATCTACCTGCTGGACAGGGGCGAGCGCCTGGGCAAGACCCTGGGCGCCTACAGGGAGCGGTACTTCCGGCCAGGAGCCCGGAACGGCTTCGTGGTCTATAAGTGGATCCCCACCAAGACGGCGCAGAAGGAGATCCAGGAGAAGCTGGCGGACATCTGCGTGAGCATGAGCGCACGGGACTACCTCCGGCTGCCGGACCGTATCGACAATGTGATCCACGTGCAGCTGGCGCCCAGCGAGATGGCAGCCTACTGGACGATGGAGCGGGAGCAGCTCCTCCAGATCCACGACGCAGAGGTGGCCGCCCTGAGCGCGGCTGCAGTGATGACCAAGCTCCTGCAGATCGCCAACGGCAGCGTCTACGCAGAGGACGGCACGGTGGTGCCAATCCACAAGGCGAAGCTGGAGGCGCTGGGGGAGCTCCTGGAGGCGACAGACGAGCCGGTGCTGATCTTCTACAGCTTCCGGCACGACGCCGACACGATCCGGGCGCAGTACCCGGAGGCCAGGACGCTGGAGAGCGAGGAGGACATCGCCGAGTGGAACGCCGGGAAGATCCGGATCCTGCTGGCGCACCCCGCCTCCGTGGGCTACGGGCTCAACCTGCAGGACGGCGGCCACGTGATCGTGTGGTTTGGCCTGACCTGGAGCCTGGAGCTCTACCAGCAGGCCAACGCCAGGTTGCACAGGCAGGGCCAGAGCCGGCCGGTGATCATCCACCACCTGATCGCGGAACACACAGCGGACGAGCAGGTGCTTGACGCCCTGCAGAAGAAGGACACGAGCCAGGCGGCCCTGCTGGCCGCGCTGAGAGAAAGGAGACGACAATGCAACGAGTGATCGCCGGCATCATGCTGGCAGTTACCCTGCTGACAACGCCCGGAGGCCAGAAGCCAACGGGAGCGCAGCCGGGCACGATAGCGACGGCCCTGGAGAGCGCCTGGGAGCCATACGAAGAGCCGGAGACCGTGGACACGTGGGCGGCCGAGGAGGCCACGTACAGCGGCGGAAGCAGCGAGGGGCAGTACCTTGGCCTCTGCTGTGTGACAGCGTACTGCGCCTGCGAGGCATGCTGCGGGAAGTCTGACGGGATCACGGCGACCGGCACACACGCGACACAGGGCCGGACCGTGGCGGTGGATCCGTCGGTGATCCCCTACGGCTCCACGGTGTACATCGACGGCGTGCCCTACATCGCGGAGGACTGCGGCGGGGCTATCGGCGGGACGCGGATTGACCTGTTCTTTGAAAATCACAGCGACGCTCTGAACTGGGGCGTGCGGTATTGCGAGGTGTGGATAGGATGAAAAGACGTAACTACGCGGTGGAGGACGCCATGAACGAGCTGAACAAGTACAAGCCCGCGAGGCTGACCCCGGAGAAGCTGGTGGAGGCGCTGAGGACCTGCGGGACGATCGGCGCCTGCCCGCAGGGCGAGTGCCCGTTCTATGGCCGGGACTGCGGAAGCCGGATGAAGTTGGAGGCCGCGGACCTGATCGAGGAGCTGATGAAAGAATGACCATGACGTTGATCGTATTCGCGTTGCTGGTGGCGGCGCTGATGATCGAGAGGAGGCTCAAATGACTATCGGGATGCGGATCCGCTACCTGCGGCGGAAAAGGTTTTTGAAGCAGGAGAAGCTGGCGGAAAAGCTGGGCTGCGGCGTCGCGTCCATCCGCCGGTGGGAGAACGACGACGGAGGGCCGAACTGGGCGTGGCTGCTCAAGCTGGCCGCCTTCTTCGGGATGACATTATCAGAATTTTTGGAAGGAGTAACGAGATGAAAAACTTCACAGAAGACCAGATCGCCGAGATCGTGAGAGACTACAAAGAGGCGAAGGATCCCTTCAAGCAGGTGGGGATCCTGGCCGACCTGAACCAGGTCAGCAAGAAGAAAATGGCCCAGCTCCTGGCGGCGCAGGGGTGCGAGGTGGACGGGCGGTACCTGGCGATCAATAACGCGAAGCGGAAGAAGCCGGAGGCACCGAAGAAGCCGGACCAGAAGGCAAAGGCCGACGCGGGAAAGCCGCGGCTCAGCCTGGTGCCGCCGGAGATCATCTTCGACATCGCGCGAATCCGCGAGTACGGGAACGCGAAATACGGCGCAGCGGACAACTGGAAGACGGTGGAGATCGAGCGGTACCGGGATGCTGCCTTTCGGCACCTGCTGGCATACATCAGCGACCCGCAGGGCAAGGACGAGGAGAGCGGTCTGCCGCACCTGTGGCATCTGGCCTGCAACGTGGCCTTCCTGTGTGCCATGGAGGACGGGCATGACAAACGCTGAGACCTACGACTGGCTCTACCAGGTGCGGAACCTGGACCGGCAGATCAAGCGGAAGCGCGCCAAGCTGGACGCGCTTCGCGGCTGCCTGACGCCAGGCGCCACGCGGTACGACACGCCCCGGGTGCAGAGCACACCGGAGGACAAGCTGGAGGCGGTGATGATCCAGGTGGACGAGCTGGAGCGGCAGGTGGAGGGCCTGCAGATCCGGAAGGCCGAGACGATCAACAGCATCGCCGACGCCATCGACCGGCTGGAGGACGAGAACGAAGCCACCGTGCTGACCTGCTTCTACATCGGCCGGCAGTCCATGATCAGAGTGGCAGACCAGATCTACGTCAGCGAGCGGACCGCATACTACATCCGGAAGCGCGCGGTCCGGCACCTGACCGAAATCCTGGAAACTTTGCAGGCGTTGCAGGGTGAAAAGTGATAAGCTATAAGCTGGACAAGATCAAGAGCGGACGGGAGACCGGGCCGCTCTTGCTTTTTCCTGGAGAGCCGCCGGGCCTTACCCTACCCAGGCGGAGGGTGTACGCTGCGATTAGAGCGGAGGGAGCAGCAGCGAGAGAGATAAAAGGACGGCCTTCGTCAGGCTCATGCGTTTTCGCCTCCGGTGGTTTGCGAGTTTTCCACCCGTGGCCTCCTTCCGCATGGCGCCGTCCTGTCTCTCACAAATCACACAAGAAGGAGCGAAAAGCATGCAGATCATCGAGAAGAAGATCGGGGAGCTGATCCCCTACGCCAAGAACCCACGCCGGAACGATCCGGCAGTCGGTCCGGTGGCAGAAAGCATCAAGCAGTTCGGCTTCAAGGTGCCTATTATCATTGACACGGACAACGTAATCGTGGCAGGGCATACCCGGCTCAAGGCCGCCAAGCGGCTGGGCTTAAAGAAGGTCCCCTGCGTCGTTGCAGACGATCTGACGCCGGAGCAGGTGAAAGCCTTCCGGCTGGCTGACAACCGGGTGGGCGAGTTCGCCGCCTGGGATCAGGAGCTCCTCAGCGAGGAGCTGGCGGGGCTGTTCGACTATGACCTCAGCGCTCTGGGCTTCGACCTGGAGAAGGCTGGCGACTGGTTCCTGACCCGTGAGCGGTTCGACACGTCAAGGCAGGATGGCAACGAGGAGTACAATGCCTTCCTGGACAAGTTCGAGGATCCGAAGACCACCGACGACTGCTACACGCCCGATCTGATCTACGACGCCGTGGCGGACTACGTGGCGGAGCACTACCACCTGGAGCGCTCCAGCTTCGTCCGGCCCTTCTATCCGGGCGGAGACTACGAGGCGTACAAGTACCCGGCGGGGTGCTGCGTGGTGGACAACCCGCCCTTTTCCATCCTGTCAAAGATCGTCCGTTTCTATCAGGACTGCGGCGTGCACTTCTTCCTGTTCGCGCCTGCGGTGTCTCTGCTGACGGCAGCGTCCAGCGGCGACTGCTGTGCGGTGTGTGCTGGCGTCGCCATTACCTACGAGAACGGGGCCAACGTGAACACATCGTTCCTGACCAATCTGGACGAAGGCCTCCGGCTCCGGACAGATCCGGAGCTGTTCAAGCGCGTGCAGGAAGCAGACAAAGAGGTGCAAGCGCAGAACAAGAAGACGCTGCCGAAGTATGAATACCCGGACGAGGTGCTCACCGCGGCGCGGGCCGCGTACCTCAGCAAATACGGCCAGGAGTTCCGGCTGCGGTCGTCTGACTGCGTGAAGATCTCCGAGCTGGACGCGATGAAGGAGAGCGGCAAGGGCATCTTCGGCTCTGGGCTACTGCTCTCCGAGAAAGCAGCGGCCGAGAAAGCAGCGGCCGAGAAAGCAGCGGCCGAGAAAGCAGCGGCCGAGAAAGCAGCGGCCGAGAAAGCAGCGGCCGAGAAGTGGAAGCTCAGCTCCAGAGAGCGCAAGATCGTGCAGAGCCTGGGCAGAGGATAAGCGAGAGAAAGAGAGGGAGGATCCGTGGGCGAGCAGAAGAAGAGCCCCATCAACGGAGTGCCGACGCCCCGCGGCAGACCCTTCACGTCTGAGACGGGGCGGGAAGCGCGGCGAAAGCGGACGGAGAAAGAGAAGAACGCCAAGACCATCAGCGCGGCGCTGATCAAGCGGCTGCAGGACACCTTCGAGGACCCGCGCACCGGCAAGCAGATGACCGGCGCGGACATCCTGGCGGAGGCGATTATCAAGGGCGCCATCAACGGCAACGCCAAGATGATCGAGATAGCGCTGGAGATCAACGGCGAGAAGGCGCGGATCGGGATCAACGCGGACGTGGAGGATCTCAGCCCGCTGGCGGAGATGCTGAGACGATGACGCGGCAGACGATCCCCTGGGCGCCGTTCTCCGACAAGCACAAGGACTACATCCACAACGCCATGCGCTGCCGCATGAACGTGGCCGAGGGCGCGATCCGATCCGGCAAGACCATCGACCATTGCATCATCGCCGCGGCGTACCTGGAGACCTGCCGGGACAGGATCCACCTGGCCAGCGGCAGCACCATCGGCAACGCCAAGCTGAACATCGGCGTGTGCAACGGTTTCGGTCTGGAGAACCTGTTCCGGGGTCGGTGCAAGTGGGGGAAGTTCCGGGACAACGAGGCGCTGTTCCTCCAGACGCAGACCGGGGAGAAGATCGTGATCTTCGTCGGCGGCGGAAAGGCGGACAGCTACAAGAGGATCCTGGGCAACTCCTACGGCATGTGGATCGCGACGGAGATCAACGAGCACTACGACAGCGATGACAGCCGGACCAGCTTCATCAAGGTGGCCTTCGGCCGCCAGGCTGCCGCGCTGGATCCGCTGGTGCTGTGGGACCTGAACCCCTGCAACCCGCGGCACCCGATCTACGCCAACTATATCGACAAATATGCAGACGGCTTCCTGGGCGGGTACAACTACGCGCACTTCACCCTGGAGGACAATCTCAGCATAACACCGGCAAGGCGCGAGGAGATCCGCAGCCAGTATGACCCGAATACCGTCTGGTATCGGCGGGACATCCTGGGCGAGCGGTGCGCGGCTGAGGGGCTGATCTACCAGACCTTCGCCGACGACCCCGGCGCCTTCCTGATCCGAGGCGACCCGCGTGTCTGGCTGAAGGAGAACGGCAAGCAGGTGACCACCCGGACCATCGGCGTGGACTTCGGCGGCACAGGCTCTGCCACCACGTCCGTGCTGACCGGGATCTGCTCCGACGGCACGGCGGTCGTGCTGGCGGAGGACTATATCGACCACAACCGGCAGAGCATCGACCCGGAGCGCCTGAACGCGCGCTGGGCGACTTTCGTCCGGTCGGTGACCCAGGACTACGGCTACGCCATAACACGCGCAGACAGCGCCGAGCAGATCCTGATCAACGGCCTTAAGAGCACGAGCCAGAAGGCCAAGCTGCTGACGGAGGTGCACAACGCGCAGAAGCAGAGCATCATGGGCGTGCGCGTGCCGCTGGTGCTCCTGCTGATCGCCCAGCGCCGGCTGTGG